CCTCAAAGCCACCTTTCGCGTTCTCAATCTGAAGCTAGCAAAGATCGGTGTTCCTCTTATGGTAACGAATCACGTATATGATGTTGTGGGATCATATGTTCCTATGAAAGCAATGTCCGGTGGCTCAGGGCTGAAGTACACAGCATCCACAATCGTGATGCTGACTAAGAAGAAAGAAAAAGATGGCACCACGGTTGTTGGTAATATCGTCAAAGCAAAGATGCAGAAGTCTCGTTTGACCAAAGAGAATGCTCAAGTTGAAATCAAGATCACCTACGAACACGGTTTGGATCGATACTATGGGCTGCTTGACATTGCTGAAAAACATGGTATAATTAAAAAGTCATCTACGCGGTATGAGTTGCCTGATGGCCAAAAAGTATTTGGAAAGTCTATCAATGCAAACCCTGAGAAATACTACACTCAGGATATGTTGGCACAAATTGACGATGCGTGTAAGAAAGAATTCTTATATGGTTCCGAGTCTGTCGAGGGTGAGTTGGAGACGGAAGATGCTGGAGAATAGAGATTACGTTATAATTGACCCAGAAGATGGTTATGACAAAAAAGACCAGTTAGCAAAAGTGCAGATTGTAACAGGTGACTTTATGGAAACCGTTTTTTCTTTTGGAGTCGTTACGATGAACGAGGACAAATATGAAAATGAATCCTTGACTATCAGTTTTGACTATGAAGTTCTTTCACCCAATAAAGAACAAATACTTAAAGAAAGTAAAGTCGAGTTTGAAGACCATATCAGTTTGATACTCAATTCTATATTAATGAACACTATCGACAAGGCTGAGGAAAAATATAACAATGAATCTAGAGAACAAAATTCTTAAGCACTTACTTTATGATGACGAGTTTATCAGAAAAAGTATTCCGTTTATTAAGTCTGAGTACTTTGAGGATGCAACAGAAAAGGTTGTGTTCCAACAGATTCACGATTATATAATCAAGTATAATACTGCCCCGACAGTTGAAGCCTTGTCGATTGAGCTTGGGTCTCTTGACAATCTTAATGACGAACAATACAAGAAGACCATTGCGTTGGTTGAAAGTATTTCTCGTGATGATACGTCTGAGAATGACACTGAATGGTTGGTCGAACACACCGAAACTTTTTGTCAAGACCGAGCTGTGTATAATGCGATTATGGAAAGTATTTCAATAATTAATGAGGAGAGTAAAACACTAACCAAAGGATCCATTCCATCAATACTATCTGACGCTCTAGCTGTTTCATTTGACAATCATATCGGACACGACTTCATTGCTGACGCTGAACAACGGTATGAGTTCTACCATAAAGTAGAACAACGTATTCCGTTTGACTTGGATTATATGAATCGAATTACCAAAGGCGGACTACCAAACAAGACACTTAACATTATTCTTGCTGGTACTGGTGTTGGTAAATCTTTGGCGATGTGTCATTTTGCTGCAGCAAATCTTGCGATTGGTAAGAACGTTCTATACATAACATTAGAGATGTCGGAAGAACGGATTGCTGAACGGATTGATGCTAACTTGATGAATACTGAACTGGACAAACTTGCCAGTATGAGTAAGGAGAACTATCTCAAAAAGATTGATCGAATTAAGTCCAAAACCAAAGGCAAACTTCTTGTTAAAGAATATCCCACAGCATCGGCAAATGTTTCTCATTTTAAACATTTACTCAGTGATGTAAAGATTAAGAAACAATTTATACCCGATATCATATATATCGATTACTTGAACATTTGTGGTTCAGCTCGGGTGAAGGGTAATGCTTCAGTAAATTCTTATACATTGGTTAAGTCTATTGCAGAAGAACTTCGCGGGTTGGCTGTTGAGAATGACGTTCCTATTGTTAGTGCTACCCAGACCACTCGTAGTGGATTCGATAACAGTGATGTGTCTTTGACAGATACAAGTGAATCGTTCGGTCTGCCCGCAACGGCAGATTTTATGGTTGCTTTGATCGCCTCCGAAGAATTGTCGGACCTAAATCAAGTAATGGTAAAACAACTTAAGAATCGATATAATAATCCAGACACAAACAAACGGTTTGTGATTGGTATTGACAAATCTAAGATGAAGTTGTACGACGCTGAACAGTCAGCTCAACACGATATATCGGACAGTGGCCAGTCGGCCGATGACAAACCGGTCTTCGATAAATCAGACTTTGGCAATAGACAATCCGAAGAACGTGATTACTCGGGGTTTAAATTTGGATAAACATAAATAGAAGTATCAGATTAGAATTTATAGATATGAATACTTTTAGTAAATTTTTGGAAGAACAGAAAAATACCCATATGACTCACATTGAAGATAATGTGTTGTATGGTGGTGTTAACGGAACCCGAGAAGCAATATTTGCCTTGCGTGATATGCGAGATATGTTATCGGGACATGGTGGTTCTGTCTCAGTTAAATGGGACGGGGCCCCTGCTGTGTTTGCGGGCCAAGATCCCCGAGATGGTAAATTTTTTGTCGCTAAGAAAGGCATCTTTAACAAGAATCCCAAGGTTTATAAAACCGACGCCGATATTGACAATGACACATCGGGTGATCTGAATAAAAAACTCAAATTAGCTCTAAAGTACTTACCTTCCCTTGGTATCAAAGGTGTTATTCAAGGGGATTTCTTATTTGATTCTAGTGAACTAAAAACTAAGACGATCGATGGGAAAAACTATGTAACCTTCCACCCCAACACAATCGTATATGCTGTTCCGATAGAACAATCAAATGAACTCCGCGTCTCTAAAATTGGTATTGTTTGGCACACAACATATACTGGTAATACATTTGAGTCTATGCGAGCCTCTTTCGGTGTAGATGTATCTAAACTAAGAAAATCTTTAAGTGTGTGGTCTCAGGATGCGTTCCTCAGAGACGTAACATCCGCGTCAATGACCAAGAAAGAAACCTCCGATGTCAATGCACATCTCACATCTATTGGCAAGTTGTTCAGGGATATTAGTTCAACCACACTTAAGACTCTAGAATCAAATCAAAATCTTGCACAACACATAGAAACATTCAACAACACCTTTGTTCGTGCCGGGAAAAACATCGGCAATTCTAAAAAGCATACCGAAAATCTGATCGCTTGGGTTAAATCTAAGTATCAGAAGGAAATCGATGCTAGAAAGACCGCAAAGGGTAAGGGTGCCCAGCAAGCAAAACTTGATGAGTTGCTTGAGTTTTTCTCTGCAGAAAATAAATCTAATCTAGTGAAGATGTTCGAGTTGCAAAAGTTGATTGTTATTGTTAAACTTAAATTACTAAATAGACTTAATAGCTTGGGTGCCATAGACACTTTCGTAAAGACTAAAGACGGATATAAAGTGACTGGTGCTGAAGGTTATGTGGCCATCGATAAGTTGAGTGGTAATGCCGTCAAACTCGTGGATAGAATGGAATTTTCATACAATAATTTTTCTTCTGACATTGTCAAGGGTTGGGAGAAGTAGGAACCTATAATGTTTTCTTTTAAACAATTTATCAAAGAACAAAACAGTAAGGAAGCCTTCTTTACTTTCGGTCGTATGAACCCACCGACAGTTGGTCATGGCAAATTGATGTCGGTTCTCGCTTCTAAAGCTGGCCGTAATCCATATTACGTTTATCTGTCTCATTCTCAAGATCCCAAAAAGAATCCTTTGACATATAAACAAAAAGTAACTCACGTCAGAAAAATGTTTCCACAACACTCTAGAAATGTTATCTTAGACACCAAAGTTAAGAATGTAATGGATATTGCTAGTTTCTTACACACCAAAGGATTTGAAAAAATCACTATGGTTGTTGGTGCAGATAGAATAACAGAATTTAAAACACTATTGTCTAAGTACAATGGTGTAAAGGCCCGCCACGGATTTTATGACTTTGAGGAAATCAACATCGTTTCAGCTGGAGATCGAGACCCTGATGCTGAAGGTGTTGAGGGTATGTCTGCATCTAAGCAACGTGCAAACGTTGCCGATGGTGATTTAGAAACATTTTCTAAAGGCGTTCCCACCACAATGTCCCCCGCAAACACTAAAAAATTATTCGATGACATTCGATCTGGTATGAAAATGTCAAAAGTTTAATTATAATAAATAACACTATGCGCACAGTAAGACTTCGGTAAACCTGTGCTTGGATAAGACTAAGGTGATCTCCTATGGAAAATGAAGTACAAAACGAAGCTTTAACCCTTCAACAAAGACGTAAACGCGGAATGCAATTGCGTCGACGCAAGTCTCGTATCAAACGACAGAAAGCACTACAGATGCGTAGGTTTGCTGGTAAGAGTCGTATCCAAAATCGCGCCAAACGCGGTGCAAGAAACATTTTAAAGAAAAGATTTTCAGGTGGGAAGTCCTACAATAAACTTTCTTCCGCTCAAAAAATGACCGTCGACAAACGTGCCGAAAAAATGAAGAAAATGGTAGGTCGTTTAGCTACTCGGTTAGTCCCCACTTTCCGAAGAAAAGAAATCGAAAGACGGCGTGGTCCACGCAGCGAAGACCTAGATTTGGATTTACAATTCCAAGATCTTTTTATGGAAAATAATGACGGGCCTGAGTACGATGGTCTGGATATGGCTGATGCTCAGTTGGACGGTTTGTTGGATGACGTAGAGGTAGTATTAGAAAAGTTAGAAATGATGGACGAAGAACCAGATGAATGGATTCTCCAGAAGATCACTTTAGCTGCTGATTACATGTCAACCGTCAGAGATTACCTAGAATTCTATGACGATGATGAAGATGATGACGAGGAAGATGATTATTATTCTGAGTCTGAAATCATCGAAGCTTTCTTGGAGAGTGGTAAGGAAAGTTTTAGCAAAGAAGAATTAGATGAACTTGGGGGGTTTTTTGAAGAGTACTCAAGTTTGCAAAAAAAATCTCAAAAGAACAACATCCCTTTTGAGATTGTATTAGAAGTATACAATAGAGGTTTAGATTCTTATACAGAAGAAAGATTTAAAACTCCACAACAGGTTGCATTCACCCGAGTGAATAGTTTCTTATCTGGCGGTGATGTTGACGAAGATCTACACGAAAAAATCTTAGAATATGGGACAGACGATTCTCGAATATATTACGCAAGAACTACACCTGGCCAAAATCCGGACATTGTGACGATGAAGTACTCAGCTGATGCTGTTCTTAATGCGTTGAATGATGTCAATACACAAAGAATTAAAAAGTTGCACGAAGAAATTGATGAAGAATTTTCTTCTGTGTTTAACGGTGGGTGTGAATGTGATGATTGTGAATGTGACGATCAAGAGTTAGTTATAACCGAATCTGAGTATCAGGGTAAGAAGGTAGAACTAAATAATCCCTTCAGGTTACCCTCCGGTTCAAACAAAAAGTTTGGTGTATACGTTAAGAACGACAAAGGTAATGTTGTAAAAGTTACTTTTGGCGATCCGAATATGGAAATTAAACGGGATGATCCCGAAAGGAGAAAATCATTCAGGGCAAGACACGGCTGCGACAATCCTGGCCCTAAATGGAAAGCAAATTATTGGTCTTGTTACCAATGGCGCGCTAGTGCTAAAGTAGATAACTAAGAGGTAGATGTAAATGGACCAGCATACAGACGATAGGCTTCA